CACATAAAGAGATTTTTAACGGTATGATTCATGAAAATGGAGATTTATACTTATCTATAGATGATGGAAATGGAGAGCCTTTGATGGATGGAAATGGAGACCCCATAATAATAAGAAATTATGATGAATATGTAGAAAATCGAGGAACTGTATTATATACCAAGCGATTTGAAGAACTTGCTGGAATATGTAAATCTGCTCATGACATATATATGGCTATTATTCATAAGTTTCCGTTATTTTTTGAAAGACAAGTGACTAATGAAGCACAATGGAATGAATTTTATAGTTCCGGTAGATTAAACGCAAGTTTTTTGTCTATAAAAAGTATTGTTAGAAAGAACCTACAAAAGGCTACTGGTTCTACAACGCCAAAATGGGTAGACGCAGAAATAGTAAAACTAATTGAAAATTCAAAAAAAATAGAACAAGCAATAATTAGTGGTAGTTCTAGAACGAAACAAAAACGTGTGGATGTTGCAAAAGAAAATTTTAAAAAAAACTATGAAATATATATTGATCGCGTTGGTTTTTTGGTATTAAATGGGATTCCTATTTTTTCGGCAGATCCACAATCAGAAACTCCTGAAAATGACGTTAAAGAAGAATTCACTAACTATATAAAAACACTAACAGTTTCAGCTCCATCTAGTGGTGGAGGTAAGAAAAGAAAAGTAAAAGGAGGTCTTGGAAAAATGTCCAAATCAAGGGTGAAACAAAATTTATTCATGTCTTGTAATCAGTTTTTAAAAAATTTTTTCAGTGAATGTTCTATTGAAAAAGGACTTTCTCATAATGAACTCGAATTGAAATACTTTATTTTTGAGATATCACAAGAACACTATAGGAAATCTATAGATTCATTTTACCTTAGTTTATATGAAATATTTTATGAAGTTGATTGGGACGAATTGATGAAAGATGATGATGATTTAAAAAAATATTACGATATATATTGTTTTGAGGACGTTGAATTTTTAACAAATTTATATACACTAATTAATGAAACAATCAAGGATGAAGACATTACTGATAGAATCCTGAATAATATTATGAAAATATTTAATATATTTTATTTTACTTTCATTGCATTCACGCTCAAAGACCAATTCAATCAATATGAATTTTGTTTTAATAACATAGATGAAGATAAATTGGTATCGATGGTGAGTAACGAACAAACATCAAGTGTGTTTGGTAGAACGACACCAAAACCTCTTTATCAACTAGCACCCAACCTTATGAAGGCATGTGTTTTTAAAAAAACATATATAAGACAAATAACTAATAAGGGAAAATTTTCATTGGGAGATTTTTTAATGTTTTTTAAAAGTAATTTACAATTGGATAAAATGGTGCAAAGAGAGATAGATATAATTAAACAAGAAGAGGAAATGGAAGAACCAGCGGATGTAGTAGAAGTAGTAAGTGTAAATACACCAGAACGTTCAACATCTTTAACATCTGATCCTGAAACTCAGATGACAGACCTGCCAGATGAGACACCTCCTTCATCACAACAATTTAATCGAGAAGAAGAATATACTACAGCTTATATAGAAAGGCTTGTATCATTACCTGCAACCACTCCTAGACCGGGTATAATGAGCAGAAATTCATCACTAAAAGAAAAGAGACCACCATCACCCAATAATAGACTGTTAAAAAGATCTAAATCTAATGAAGGTACTGATGATGAAGAAGATGAAATGAGTTCAGGTGGAAGAAAAAATATAACAAGGCGTAAAAATAAGATGCGTATCAAATCAAAGAAAACAATAATTAAACGTAATGTAAAAAAACTCAATAAAACAAAGAATAAAAGGAAGAAAATAAATAGAAATCGAACAATTCGTAAACGTAAATAATTTTATATATAAGTTTTCTTATACATAAAACTGCGCTCTCGATAGGGGTCGAACCTATGACCTCTCGGTTAACAGCCGAACGCTCTAACCAACTGAGCTACGAGAGCATAATATATTTTTATTTATTTATTTTTCTTACTTTTTGTAATTCTTACGGGCTCTAGAATTTTCAGCCTGGGTATCACACATCAACGGGCCGCTCTTAATTCCAGAAATATCATCTGCCTTGTACTCATGCTTCTCATCCTCGGTCTTTACCAAGTCGAACTCAACATATTCACCTTGAACCAAAAACTTGTAAACAAAGTTCTCGTCTCTTACAGATGAATATCCACGAATACACGAATAGTGTGCGAAAATATCACGTTCACTATCATCACATACAGAGATAAATCCATAACCATTCTTGCTATTAAACCACTTAACACGACCTGTCAATCTTTCTACGGACATATTGGTAGTATACAGTATATTGGCTATTCTTTTTATATCGATTTATATAATATATTATTACAGTATATATATGAAACAATTATTTATCATCGGCTTGTTAATAGTATGTACATGTATTTTTTTCTATAATATTTCCATGATATATCGCGAAGGTTTAGAAGCACCTGATGTATATTTCGATATTGTACAACATGAAAAGAAAATACAGTCTACATACAAAGAATTTGCCTGTATTAGTAGTTTTACAGAAGATGATTGTAATAACAATATTGATTGCGTATATAATTCTACAACCAAATTATGTGATATTAACGTTTAGGCCCTCATTTTTCTCATTATTTTGTTGATCTTTTTTTCTAATATGTCAATATTATCCATAAGTATAGTATTTGATACTCCTGATTTTTCGGTTGTATTTCCTTCTATTATTTTCATATGTACAATAAATACGTATAACAATAATACGATTAGAAGAGAATATATAATATTTTGAACTATATGCTTCATATATTTTATCATTATAAAATTATTGTAACAAATCATTGATTTTATCATAATCTGGGAATCCATCTAAATTATACAAATATGTAAACAATTCACTTAGCATATGATCACATTTTTTAACATTCTCTAAGGTTTTTAAGTTTTTCTTTGAAATATTATTGATATGTAAAATATGTGATGGTGGATAATCACAGTTATCTGTTTTTAAATTATCCCACGGTAATAAATCTTTACAAAAAAGTAAATACATGTATGTTAGAGAAATAAGATCATCGCGATATATATATGTATTACCACAATGAATAAAATAGCTCATGTATCTAGGTGATCCAATTACATGTTCATTATTTTTTTCAATAAGAGAAACATAGTTTGCTAAACCAAAATCAATAAGTATAATATCACCATTATGAATCATAAAATTTTGTGGTTTTATATCACAATGTACTATATCGTGATAATGAATATGTTTTAATATTGAAATACATTTCTGTATCAAATGTTTTGTGTGTTCACGTGACGGACGTTTTTTTTCATAATAATCACACAAATTGTAACTATAAAATGGTATAACTAAATAAAAAATGTCTTCTACTTTACCATAATATAAAACCCGTGGTATATATTTCACATTTTTTTGACATAAGTATTGTAGAATAGTGGCTTCGCGTCGTAATACATTGAAAGAGCATGTATTTTGTTTGACAGCAACATAAGATTGTGTGATTTTATGTTGTGCTTTGAAAACATTCCCAAATTTACCTTCTCCGAGGTGATCTAGAAATTCATATTTATCCATTACTAATAATAAGCGAAAATATTTATATTATTTCCATGGAATATTGTCTTCGTTGAATTGCATGTTTGACTTTAAATGGTTTAGTAACAGCCAAAAATAATAGTTTTGAGAATCTTTGCTACTATCCTGAATATAATCCAATTGTTTTTTAACATATTTATTATATTTCATATGACCTCCTTCGTGTATTAATGTGTTGGGATGAATATTAAAAATATTTTTAGCATTATTATTGGGCATAATGTATAAATTATTACTACTATTTATGTCAAAGTTTATAGATTTTATTAGTTGATGATTTTTCCATTGTTTTGGTATAATATGATGATCTTCTACACAGTTAATGTAATTTTTATATTTTTTAAAATTACGACGATGTATACTTTTATATCTAAAATAATCCGACCGTGAGCTCATATGCTTTGACATATAAGCATAATTGGGTCGAATTAAGTAGAGCATACATGGTAGACCGATGTATCTAAACCACATATTACATTAATTATATAAAATGTATAATTCATATATTTTAATTTATATTTTTAGAAACATATTGCAATATGAATAATAAAAAAATTGATTTTATTTTTCATAAAGATATAGAATGTACAATATTACCACTATTATCTGTAATGAATTTTACAACAGAACAAATGAATTCCAAGATTTACAACAAATCTCGCCAGGTTGTTCCTGGAATGAGCATCGATATCGAATGGATGAAGGAGTCTATATATAACTACATATACGAGGGAGGAATCATACAAATGAAACACAATATTTACATCGTTTGTTATTACTTTGACAAGTTGATGATGAATGCTGTGGACACATCACCTCTCATTCGGTTCTTCATGGAGTATATTGAGCACTGTGACTCAATTGAACGCGAGTGTCAAGAGGTGAAAAGGGATATTTTCAAGAAGTATCCAGAAATATTCTCACACTATTTTACCGATGAACCCGAAATATATATTATGGAACCACTGGAACGACAGACAAACGCCCCTCCACCTGACGAACCAACGGTTGGATTAGTGATCGATTTTATGGAAAATTGGAGGGACTGTACAAACCATAAAAATCAGATGCTTAGTGCGATTTGTTCGTATATAAACAATCTGGCTGGAAAAATCAGTTACACTAAAAGCCAATTGATAAAAATGGAATTGGTACGTAGCGGGAAAATGTCGGGTACTGCGATGGATATAGTCATTCATGAAATGCATAACCAGTTGATTGAACTGACGGCAGAAATGCGTCGGTATATAATAAAAGAGAGGACTCTAGATTATGACGTAACTGTAGCCAATATGCGCTATTATTCACAGGAAACTTCCATCGGTCGAATATTGTACGAGCACTATCGTAATTGTTGTACACATGTGCACTACAATTTACCACAGTCCGTTATTAATGATTGTGTGGACAAACCAGATTTATGGAAAGTTTTATGTAAAGCGAGAGGAATAGGTGGCAATTTATTAAAATGTCCAGGATCTAAAATGTAGTTAGGTAGCTAGAGTAAAAATATGTTAATAATATATTTTTTATCGATATTTACACATATAGAGAATAAGTAGGATATATAATTTAACGACTTTGTAAACTAATTATACGTGCAAATAAGTTAATTACATCCAAAAAGAATGATAAACTCGATTTTGGATAATTTGGATAATTTGTACATTTATCTGCTAATGTAAAAATACGGGCAGTATCGTAAGATATAAACAAAGAAAAAACTAAAATCACTACATATGATATTATTCTATGTGTACTAGAAAATGCGTAATCCTTTGTGAAAAATATATTGAAAATTTCTATAACGATAATCGATAATAATGCTATAAGTAAACCTCCCATTGCTTGACCATATGTATTAATGAAAAAATCGGGTTTTGCGTATACAAGCATCGACATAAATACGAATATAAGACTTACAATTAATATTGTACTATTGATATATGGTTTAAATTCAGGGGATTTGATATATATCCAGAATGTGCCACTTATGAAAAGTACAAATAGAGCGTAATATATGTGACTGTATAATACTTGTGACATATCTTTTTGGAAGTCTTTTTGAATACTCATTAAAATGACAAAGACGAGTGTTATAATGAATAATATAAATGGATGTATTTGTGATTTATCCCATGGAATGTAATTGGATAAAATACCCAAAAGGAGTAAACTTATTGCTAAATATAAATATACGTTAATTACATAATTATTACATGTAGGCTTACCATTTTTGAAACTCAATATGCTTATTAAATATGCGAAAAAAACTGTTACAATGCCAAGTCCATATTTAACGAGATCTTCGTTTTGCATTATATAATATACAAAGATTTTGAAATAATATAATATTTTTCATTATCTAATCAATATATATATAATGGATTTTTTAGAAAAAACAAAGAAACCGATATATTTATTCCTGATTTTTACTATTTATTTATCGTATTTTTTGGCATTCTTTGGAGTATATTATGTAAATCCAAATATGTTGGAATTTTTTTCGTTTAGTGTAAATGTGTTTGTCTGTCTATTTCTATTAATTCGTTTTCATCCTTTTCAGAAACATGAATTGCGTCCATTTGACGACAAGTTGATTTTTGCTAGTGGCATTATATTATTATCAAATATAGGTATTAATGCTTATTTTCAGGATTTATATGATAAAACAAAACACTTTTATGAAATAATATTAAAATAAAATATCAAATTATATAATGTCGTACAAAGATTTAATAAAAAGCGCTCGAAAAG